TGAACAAAAGATTACAGAAGTTGCAACTTCGTGTGTTGCCCACAACAACTGGAAACGCTACTATCCCAAGTTGGAAGAAGCCCGCTACAGAAGGTCTTTGGAATACTTGGCCAACGACATGGTTCACAAGGCCAGAGATCGCGAACTAAAGATTGAAGAACTCAAGAACTGGTCAGAGACCACTGTCATGCGGGCTGACTACGAGATGGATGATGGTAGCAAGCTCTCCATCAACAATGCCTTGGATCGCGCTGCCCAGAACATCGAATCCACGATTGCAGGAAAACCCTGCATCGGTATTCGCACAGGTATTACACCTCTGGATGATCTCCTTATGTTTGGCTTGCGCGGCGGAGACATGGTTGTCTTGGCTGCGAGACCAGCGGTTGGCAAGACGGCCAGCGCCCTTCAGATTGCTGAAAACGTGGCGCTTAACCAGAAGAAGCGGGTCTTGATCTTCTCTTTGGAGATGACAAGCGTTGCCCTTATGGAGCGCATGATCCGCTCGCGGGCGCGGGTGGGTGCTGCTGATATCCTTTCTGGTCGGGTTACCCCGCATCAGAAACAATCTCTCGGACGGGCTGTACAGGAAATCCAAGCATCCGAAATCATCTGCGACGATAGCTCGGCCAAATCTATCGGCTATCTCAAAGCGGTAGCTCGCCGCGCCCATCAGCGCACCCCGCTAGACCTCATCATCATTGACTACCTCCAGTTGGTTAAGGGCGATAGCAAGCGCGGAAAAGACAATCGCGTGTGCGAGGTGGAGGAGATTAGCGGTGGTATCAAGGATCTGGCCAAGACCCTCAAGGTTCCTGTTCTGGTGCTGGCTCAACTCAACCGCGACCCAGACAAGCGCGGTGGACGCCCAAGCCTTTCAGATCTCAAGGGATCTGGAGCCATCGAACAGGACTCAGACATTGTCATCATGCTACACAGCGAAGACGCTCAAGACCATGAGCAGAATCCCACCATGGAGTTTATTGTTGGCAAGCATCGGGACGGCCCGACAGGCGTGGCCAACATGAGTTTCAACAAGGCGATTACCCGATTTGAGGTGGCGTAGCCTTCCAGCAAAAGGCTGGGAAGTTCAACCCTTCTCCACCCTGTGCATCAATTGGAAGATGGACGGAGACCGCATTATAACATCCACAAACCCCGCAAGCCTTTAGTTGCATATCATAAGAAGTCTTTCTTGCTCCAGCGATATGCGGAAGCATTCCAGCAATACCCTTACACCCCCAACAGCCAGAAGTGGCAATTTGGTGCGGACAGGCTGCACAAATCTTGGCCCTGCGCTCCGCCTCCTCTTGATCGACTAGTTGGAACTTGTTGTCTTTGGCAAAGTGATACATCGCCTTGACCCATCGGACAATTTGAGAGAACCCCAAAGTTTGTTTTTCTTGGGTGCATGGCACACAGTTTTCGTTTCCAGCCATTCTCTCACAAAGATTGTGTTCTATTTGTGACACAAGATCCACGGGCGGGGTAATGTTTTTGGAGATTAAAAGCTTTTCGCAATTCGCAACCATGTCATGCCAATCGCCTCCGCGAACGGGCTCGTTTACAATTGGACAATTTACCCACCATCCTTGTGGCGGGACATTCGATTTTCTCTCGTAGCAAAATTTTGGAGCTTCATTCATTGACAACTAACTCCGCTTCATAAGTGTTGTTTTCGGGAATTTTCATGGATTCAAGCTTGGTAGCAATATTAATCTGAATTGCATTCTGCTGATTATTACCCTCAGAAAAGTTGATGGCAGCAGCTTCTGCCAACTGCTTGATGTTTCTCATCATGCCTAGAGCCTCCATGCCATCTAGGTCTTGCGCGGCATCAGCGGCCTTCACCAGAACTTTGCCAGTCAAAAACTTGATCGACTTTTTCATGGTTTCCAAAGATGCCGTGATTTCCGACATAACAGAAGGAACTCCGTCATCTTCCCAAGGGGCGGGAGATTGCTCGTTGACCAGACGTTCGCGGCACTGAATCCAGCGTTGGGTATCCCGCCACAAACAAACAGTAGATTCGCTTACCTTCAGTTCCTCGGCAATATCCCGCAGGGTGCGTCCCGAACAATACATGGAGAATCCCTTAATACACTCAAGCCTGCGCTTCTTATCCATTTCCTCCATTCTGGCGGGGGGAGCAACTAGGGCTACGGGACGTTCCTTATCCCAAGGGTAGAGGTTTTCTGTTTCGGGATTTTCCTGCCAAATCTTAGCGTATTCATCCCATTTCTCGCTATAGATCATCTTTTCAAGAGTGGGCTTGTGCTTAGTTTCCAAAGCCTTCATTACCTCTGGCAAATCCCTACCAGCAGCATAGAGCCGAAATGCATTCTGTTTTCTAATACGGTTTTCGGGCGCGTCCCAATCCCGCTCTCCGCTCTTGCGCTTTTTCTCCATCCAGATTAGTTTAGTATAAATTTCATAAATGGCAACAGTTGATCAAGGGATAGAGAAATACGGGAGGTTGTGGTTACCCAAAGACGGACAGGCGATTACACCAATCCGTATTGAGATGGACGCCTTCCTACAAGGGTTAACCCCTGAAGAGGGCGGTTTAGGAAAAGCCCGTCATTACCGAAATATCGTTTCAGCTATATGGCCCACATTCCAGTGGCATAGGTGGGCAGAACTCAGCGCACAGGCATTCTGCAATCAGGTTTACGAGGTGGATGAGGCCACGGGCAACCGATTTGTCCGAAGTGTTACTGGTCTCGCTGGCGGAACAGACTCTGGCAAATCCTACGGAATGGCTGCATTTGCGCTAGTTAACTGGTTCTGCGATCCGATCAATACGATGACCATTGTGGTCTCTACGTCCAAAATAGACGCCAAGCAGCGTATTTGGGCGGCACTGGTTAAGATGTATCGCGAAGCCCGAAACATGGGGCTGGCCTCTGGAAGGCTCATCGAGTCCATGGATATCATTAAGCTCTCAGACGAAGAGGGGGCCGTGATCGATCCCGAAACAGGAGTTAGTGATGCCTCGTCTATTATGCTTCTAGCGGCTGGCGATGAATACAAAGATGACGCCCAAAAGCGATTACAGGGCAAAAAGAATCGTCGTATCGTGTTGATAATAGACGAGTTACAGGACTGTTCTGCTTCCGTAATTAACGAAGCGGTCTGGGGATTCAAGGGCGCACAAGAACTCTACATTGTCGGCGCTGGCAACCCCTCTTCCATCTTTGACCCCCATGGAAAGTTTTGCGAACCTATCAAGGGATGGATGAGTGTGGACGAGCAAACCCCGAACTGGAAGATACGGGTGGCTGGTATTGAGGGAGTATGTATCAGGTTTGATTCAGAAAATGACAATCCCAATCAACAATCCTTCGACGCTGGTAAGGGGCTGCGCTATCCGTTTCTCCCCAAGCCCAACGATGTGGCCTTGGCCCGAAAGGAACTCGGAGAGCTAAACCCACAGTATTGGAGGAAGTTTAGGGGGTTCTGGCCTCCCGCCGATGCCGATGACTCCACGATTGTCTCAGACGTTCTATTAGCTCGCCATGGGGCACTGGATAAACCGATCTGGGATGGAACCCCGAAAGATATTGCAGGAATTGATCCAAGCTACACTGAGGGAGGTGACCGTTTTGTTTTTACCCACCTTAAGTATGGCAAGCTGATTAGCGGCAAGTGGGCGATAGCTGTCGAAAAACAGTATGTCCTCAACCGAAGGGCGGGGTCTCAAGAAGACTTCCAATACGAGATGATCCAGCAAATCCACGATCTATCCCTTAAGTTGGGAATACCAAATCAATGGATGGGGGTGGATGCTTCGGCTGGTGGTATCTTTTGGTCAATCGGAGAACGAGAACTCCTAAAGGGTTGGCATGCAGTGAGTTTTGCAGGAGCGGCATCAGACCTTCCTGTAAGCGCCCAATACGCCATGAGGAACGAGGTCACTGGAAAGCCCCAAGTCGGCAAGGAGTTGTTCCACAACATGGCCTCAGAACTCTGCTTTGCTGCCCGCTACTTCTTGGAGTGCGAACAACTCAAGGGAATAACTCCTGATTTAGCATGGGAGATGACCCAGAGAAAATATGTGCGCCGAACCCGCAAGATCATCATTGAGTCCAAGACCGACATGAAAAAGAGGATTGGAAAATCTCCCGACTTATTTGACTCATTTGCTGTAGGATTGTTTGTTGCTCGTAAGGTATTCGGAGCGATGGCTGGTAGTGAGGCGATTGAGGAAAAGAAACGGCTCAACAAAGAGACGTTTAAAAAACTCAAACAAGCCTTGACTATAAAGAAGAATTGGTAGATTCTATTTGCCATTTATGGCTCAACTACCGATTGCGGAAGCGGACATCTGCGTTTTTCAGGGTGCTACTTTCAATCAGACTTTATTCTATGAGACGGGCGAACCCTCGGCTCCCGTGGATCTTACTGGCTATACAGCCAAAATGCACATTCGGTCAAAGCCAGAATCCAAGGCACTAATTCTTGAATTGTCTACAACTAATGGTAGAATCGTCTTGAATGAAACTACAGGATCTATTAAGCTCTTTATTTCGGCATCTGACACGGCATCGCTCTCGGTCTGTGATAAAGCCGTATATGACCTTGAACTTTACAACGGGGCCGTCACAACCCGAATCCTGCAAGGCAATGTTATCATTTCACCAGAGGTTACCCGCTAAATGAGTAAGATTTGCATTCCTATCCCAAGTTCCAGTGTTATTGGCGTTAGCTCGACTCCGATTGCAACCCCCAGCGTCAACATCCTTCGGGTAGAGCCATCGCTTACTGGATTGACTGGAGGCGCGGCCACTGATCTTGATTCTCTGAATACCGTCAGTGGAACCTACGCTGTCGGGATTGTACTATTCTTGGTTATCAGTGGGGCTCCTGCAATTTATCAATTGACCAATGGAACGGACGCCGAAAACGATCCTTTTATTATCAGGCCCAATGACTATGATAGCCAAACAGGAACCAAGCGGGTTTGGAAGCGACTAATGTAAAATGAAAAATATTCTTTCACTTATTATCAGTGGAGCCTTGGTTGTTTCGGGCTTCGGGCAAACTCGCAATGTTTTGGTTGGAACCAACAATGCTGTGGTTCAGCCAACAAATTTTTGGAGCGCCGATGCTTCCAACGCTCGTACGGGACTGGGATTAGGAACCGCCGCAACAAATCCCGCATCCGCATTTCAGCCTTCTTCTGCCACACTTTCCAACTTGGCTACGAGTAATGGCGGAAGCTTAACAAATCTTCAGTCCGCAAATTTGGTTGGCGTTATTCCAGCGTCCAATATTCCGTCAACCACGTTAACCAATATTTCTGGAACTCTATCAATTGCATCGGGCGGAACTGGAGCCACCAACGCCGCAACAGCAAGAACTAACCTTGGATTGGGCTGGTCTGCGCTTACGAATACAGATGCCACAAATTTCCGCAATGCTATCGGGCTTGGAACCACTAATAGCGTGACATTTGAAACGGTAAATTTGGGGGGTCTTTATTTAAGCGAGTCCGTAATAAGATGGGAAACTAATGACATAATCGAGCCAGAAACAAGAATATTTTTTGGAGAATGGACATTTGATTCTGGCGCAATTCAGATTGGGGGCGCAACAAATCGCCCATTGTATCAGGCTCAAACTCGCACCAACCTTGGACTTCCTTGGAGCGGGCTAACCAATACCAACGCCGCAACATTCCAAGCGGCTCTCTTTGGGTCTAATACCAATCCAGTATTGGTGAATACCAATGGAGAAGTGGTGAGTCCAACCAATT